AAATCAATTAAGCCTTTGATTTTATTCAATAAATAAAAATTCATTGCTATATGTTACCCCCTATATTACCCCTTTACGTAAGTTCAATTGAAAAAACAACAGAGATAACTAAAAAAACAGTGTATGAATTCTATCAAACCTCTTACTTTTTCGCTCATTTTAATGCGTGCCGTTTTTTTGCAGTGTTTTAGACGTCGAAAACAGTGCAGCACGGAAACCATAAGGCTTTCAGCGTTTTTTGCGTCTATTCTCAGCCGTTTTAAGCTGCAATTTATTTCATGTTGCTGCAATTCCATTTTTTATAGAAACGCACGCTATACGGGCTGTGGCGGCTTTTAATTGCGCTTTTAGAATTGCAGGAATAAGAAAAAGCGTAAAGCGTGCGGGCGTGGGGAGGAGTGCTTTTTGGGGGTCGGGGAAGCGGCGCGCGGGCTGGTTGCTGGCATGAAAAAGGGCGCAGTATGCGCCCTTTGGTTGTTGTGTGGTGTGCTGGTTACTTAAGTAATGGTTGCAGCTTACCCGCTTGTTCCGTGGCTTCCGCGCCTTTTTGTGTGTAGCTGGCGGTGTTCATTGGTGGTGATGTTGTGCCCGCTCCACCCGGATCACTCCATGTGTATGAGTGGTTGTGCGTTCCTGCAATTTTCGCGAGGTCTGCCACGGTGTTCATTAGGTCGTGAAGCAGGCTATAAATGTTTGTCGTATCGTCACCAGCGTGGTGCTTTGCTGCGATCATTTCATGCAGCTTTCCAGCCTTGAACCGTAAGTCTTCTTCTATTTCTGTTGTGCTGTTCTTGCCTTTGGTTTCCCATTCGTTGTCTTTGTTTACTTGTATGTATCCGGTTTCTGATTGTTGCCAGCGTTGATCCGTCTCGGCCATGTTGGGCAGCTTCAAACCGTGGGGCAATATGGACCTAATGAACGGGTGTGCGGGCGATCCATAAGCAAAAGCCAATTCAACAATAGTGCCTTTGCTTGGCTTTGACCAAAAGCCGCGCTGTTCGCCGCCCGCTGGAACGGGTAATAAGACATCTTCTATTATTGGTATGTCTTTATCTTCTTGTCCGTTGGCTTTTAGCAGTTGAACAGACACAGAATACACGGGCGTTTCTTCCGTTGCCAACTCCCCCGCCAACGGCGTGAGTATGTCGGTTACTTTGGCCCACATGGGTAAATGCCAACCGCTTTTTAATTCTGGGTATTTGCGCATGAGTACGCGTTCAACTATCGCTTCCATGAAACCACCATTTTTGATTCGATCATTCGCACGCTAGTAAGACGGTTATCGTTTAATAGATAGTTTGGCCGTATACCTGGTATTGCCATAATCTCGGCGCTTTGCGTTGCCAATTGTTTATCGAGCACCGCCGCCGGTATGTGTATTGGCGTGTCTGGCCAATGGCCGTCTTTCCACGATCCTACATAGATTAAACCGTCTCGCCTTTGCTGCCACAAATAGCCGCTTATGCCGAATACATCAGCAATGGCTTTGATAAGATGGAAGCCGTTGCCCGTGTTGATGAAGTGAGGCACTTTTTTAGCCGCGTAATCAGCAACGGGCAAATCAAAACCTAGCCCTGTTATTTCCTTAACCTTGGTTAGCACTTCTTTTAATGTGACGTTACGCAATGCCAATGGAACCGGCATTTCTAGCATGTTGGATTTCTCCCGACAAAAGATGGTTTGTACGCCTTTTCCCGCTGGCGTTGATCGTTCTATGTATCCATAGAATTGCCCTTGTTGTTGACGGCCATCAACCCCAAACGAAAAAAACGCGGTCCCACTTAGTGAAACCGCGCTTTCTACGACAAACGTTGCTCGACCTGGCATCATGGTATTTAGTGCTACATCATGCGAAACCAACCCCGCCCTTTCACCATTAATTTTAAGCATGTAATCATACTTCATCGCCTTTTTTTTCCTCTTCTGCCAAGCCTTTATCTATCCGCGCCAGTAGTTTTTCAAACCACCCCGCCGGCTCACTTTCCGCCGCTGAAACCTCAGATATAACTTTTTCATCAGCCGGCGCAGCTTTCGGTTCTTCTTCTTTGATTTTCTGTGTTTCGACTTTTTCAGCGATTGATAAATGCTCTATCAGAGTAAACGACACAGACCACGCCTGTTCTTCGTCTAGCTCTTGCGCGCTTACCTCGTCTGTGAAACGAACCTGACGGACGCCAAAGGCTTTGGCGGTTTGGTTTTCAATGTTGTAAACCTTCCGCGTGCCTTTGTTTTCGTCTTTCGCCATACTTAGCAACTTGATGTTTTTTAGAAAGTCCGGTGTGTTGTATTTGATTTTCAAAGAGACACGTAAACGACACGCTTTGTCGCCCTCTTCCGCGCCTGCAGTCGATGAACTTTTTCCGGACAAATCGGATTCCGGCAAACTGAATTTACAGTTTACCGTGTGTCCGTAGCCCTCGATGTTTGTTTTATCCAGAACGAGGATTATCATTTTTTAACAACCTCGTCACACCACACTGGCGTAGACAGTTGCCCATCGCCATGCGGCTCTATCACGTAGCATATAGGCCGAGGCGGTGGCGGTTCAGGTGCCAGTAGTGTATTTACACCCCACGACACTAACGCCGCCGCACCCAGCACCAACCAATCAATACCAAGCATATTTCAGCCCCTTTTAAGCCAGCGGAAAGCGCTCTTTGATCTCTGCGACCTTATCACGCCATTTCTGTCCCGCTTCTTCCGTCTGATCGTACTGCCACTCCATGTAAAGCGGATCTGATTCGCGCTTGTACGCGGCCTCTCGTTTTTGCACGTTTTGCGATAGTTCGAAATCGCGCTGCGCGATGACTGAATCGATTTGCTCTTGATCCATGCCCAATGCGGTCATGTACGCCGCTGTGAAATCTTTGTGACTTTCGTTGTTAAAAATGTATGTCTGTTCCATCTTTGCCTCTCTTGAGTTTTATGCTCAGTAGTTTTTGCGTTAATCGCTGTGTGCTAGCGTGGCGCGCATGGCCCAGCCAGCTTTGTATGTTTTGCTGTATGTCGATTAGATCGACCTCTCCCGCGGCGTATTTCTTTTGAAATTTACGCAGCTTGGTTTTAATTCTTTTCACGCTGCATTTGCGTAACAGCCGATGCGTTGAGTAAATCCGATAGCCGAGGAAATCCAACGCCCTCCCGTTGTGTTTTGCGATCGGGAATACTTGCGTTTTGCTGTTTGTTTGCAGTCTCAATTTTGACCACAGAAACCGCTCTATCTGTTCACGCCACGCGTGCAATTGCGCTTTGTCGTGATGCACGATTGTAAAATCGTCCATGTAGCGCATGTATTTTGGCGCTTTTAGCGTGTGCTTTACGAACCAATCCAATTCGTGCAAATACACGTTGGCAAACACTTGGCTAGTCAAATTTCCCAGCGGGATGCCAACTCCCGGCGCGTCGCTTGGGCTATTGTCGATAATGTAAAACAACAGCGCCTTGGTGCGCTGGCACCTTAATTTTTGATCTAGTATCGATTTCAATATGCTGTGATCGATGCTCGAAAAATACTTACTAATGTCTGCTTTTAGCGCATACGCTTTGCCGTGTTTGCGCTCGACTTGCTGCACGAACGATTGCGCCCGATCCGCACCCTTGTGCGTGCCTTTACCTTTGCGACACGCATAGGAATCATAGATATATTGGCGATCAAACAGCGGTTCGATGATGTTATAAATCGCCCTGTGCACAACCCTGTCCCGAAAATGCGGCGCGCTAATTAGCCGGCGCTTTGGCTCAAACACATAAAAATGATGATAGAGCGACATTTGATACATTTGCCAGACCAATTCATTCTGTATGTTGATCACGTTTTCTTCGAGATTGTTAAAAAACGACAATACCGCCGTGTTTGTTGTTTTACCGAGCCGACACTGATATGCCGCATTCAGTATGTTTTCAAACTGATAAATCTGTTCGTATAAACACTCGCTCGACGCATCGAGCGAGGTGATTCGTGTTCCGCCAATCGGCGAGGATGCTGCATCCTTTTCATGACCGCACTGACAGCACGCCTTGGCGTTACTGTTTCTGGCATTATCAAGAGCGGGGCGGAACCCGATGTTCGTGTTCGCATTCGAACGAGCATTGTTCAGATTGAGCGCGCCCAACCCGGCATTCGAGCCGTTGTTCCAATTGCCACCGCGTAGCGGGAATCGGTTCCGCTTATTCATCATGCAACAGCCTGTTTCTGTGGGTTTGCGGCCTTTATCCAGCCGCCCACCATTTTTCCTATTTCGACCAGCTTTTCTGACCAAAGCTGATATTTTTTCACATCGATATAACGCAAATCTTTGGCTAGCCTTACTCGTCGACGTAGTATTGACAGTTCGATATCTAAATCAGTTAACGTCGTTTTCTTGTGATAGCGTTTGTACGCTGTGATGATTAGTCGCTGCACAGTCAGCATAGATAGCCTGATTTCAGCGCCCAAAACGTGTTTTTCGTGCTTTGGGAATTGCTGCACAGCGTTGTATCCATACATCATCATTTCTCTACATTTTTCGTCTATCACTAATACTGTCAAAACGACCTCCATCGCATACTGCTGACAAGTAAAACGCTGGGCTATCGCCCAGCCATCAAAGATTCACAACTCACTACACAAATAAAGCGGGGCGGAACCCGATGCTCGTGCTCGCAAACGAACGAGCATTGCCCAGATTGAGCGCGCCCAACCCGGCAGCCGAGCCGTTGTACCAATTGCCACCGCGCAGCGGGAATCGGCTGCCATAATTGCGCACATACAAACCACCTGCTAGACCCGTATCGCCTGCCGACTCAATCAGCAAGCGACGAAGGGCTTCGTTTGGCGCATAGCTCGGATCTTTCGCAATCGTCGAAAACAACGCGTCATGCACATACGGATTATCGTGTGCGTCGTTGCCGACTGGGCCGTTTCGATTTGTGATTGTGCTGCTCAAGATCGATGATCCTACGTCGCCCGTGCCAGATTGCGACGATGACGTCGAATCAAAATACGCCGTGTGACGGTGCCAATTTTCCTCAACGATAGATGGATCGTTATCCAGCGTTGTGATAATTCGGCCATCTTCTAGGCGCATCTGATCGAGCCATTCCCACACGTTGCCGACTAAATCTTGCACGCCGTAGGCGCTGTGATCATGCGCCCACGTAACTGGGCCTGACCCCGTATCCGTTCTCGGCGTACCCGATACGCTGCCGGGCATGCCGTTGTCAGCACGCAATGCTGTTTCGTGGCGCGCATCGTGAGCTAATCCGTAATATGTGTTACCACGCGGCACTGTATCGTTTGCTAGCGACCACAACGCTATCGCAGCCCACTCGTGGATTGACATCATGTGCCAGTTCGCGCCTTTGTTCGCTGACATTGATTTTGCTGTGTCGTAGTTCACGCTAGTACGCGGCTGAACACCGCCGATTACAGAGCAACCGCCGCCCACGCCCGCCGATGCTTGATATTTACCCACCAAAATTTCCCCGCGATCCACGCCATTTGTGCGAAACGCGGGATGTGTACCTACGCCCAACTGCATGTCGACACCCGTTGCGGCCAACACGGCGGCATTGATGTCTTCGCAGTTAAAACGAGGAATCACGACCATAATATTTTCATTGCCTTGGGCGTCCAAAATCATCGTATTACGACCGCCGGACGCTTTTTCAACCGCGTTGCGATAGCCTGCCGTAGCTGTAATCGTTAGCGATGCGGCCTTGGTAGCGAAATTTGCATTTACGTCATTAATCGCCTTCGTTGCGTCTTCACGAATGTCTTCAAACGATTCTTTTGCCGATTGCATTTGCTGTGTTGCGCTTGTTAGCGCTTGTGTTGCTTGCGTTAGCTCGCTCATATTTTGTTCTCCAATTTCAGTAATCTTTCGTGATTTTTAATGGCGCTGTTCAGCGCTGAAATAGTCGCGACACTGTTTTGCATGACACCCATTTGCATGGCTTCTATTTCGCTTTCGTAGTCGTATTGCCACGATTCGATTGGCAAATCCGCCCCCGTCATTTGCTTGGCGTTCGAAAATGGCACCACCAAATTTCGATTAATGACCTGACCGATTCCCTTTCTCTTTCTGTTCACCGGCAAATACTGAAATGCGAGCAATACACCCGTATCTGTTACTGCACCGTAAAAATTAAAATCGAAATCGCCAACGTCTGACCCGAGAACGAGCGAATACGTTACAGCGTTGTCGTTGTTATAACGCGGCGCTCCAACTGAGATATTTCCGCCAACTCTTTGAGACACCGCTGGCAAGCCCGCTGCTGGATTCGCCGTTGTTGTTTCGCTGGCTCCCGGCACATTTGCCAAAACAAAGTGTGTTATCACCACGTCTTCCAGCGCCGCCACTTTTCGCGCTATGTACCGCGCGCCCGCGTCCGTTACCGTTCCGCTTACTATTTCTGCCATTATTCGTTACCTCTCACGCTGTCGACGGCTCGTTCCAACGACGCACTTAAAAACGTCACATTCATTCCGCTCACCGCGTCGTCAAATATCCACGGTTCACGCACATTTAAAATTTCTTGGCTTCTGTCCATCCAGTTTGCTGCTATTTTTCCTATTTTGTAGCCGTCCAAATCATCAGAAAAAATATGTTCATTTACCGCGTTAGCTTTGTCTTGTTTGCGCTCCACACTGGACGAAAACGAATGCACATTAACTGCAGGCAATGCGTCGACTAATAAAAATTCATAGCGTCGACAAGTACGGCCATACGTCCTGATAATGTATTGACCTAGTTCCGGTTCTTGCGTTATTGCCGAGTCCGTCAGCCATAGCGTTATCACGTCCCAATCTGTTAATGGATCTCGCTCTATTTGCCCCAGCAATGGCACGTCTAAACGCTCGAAAATTGCTTTAAATCCTGCATAACTGCCAGCGTCTTGGGCGTTTTTAACCGCGTGTTTTACTCGCTTACGAAACAAACTTTCCGGCTCGTTTGGCAGTAAATTCATATCGCGCTGATACGCTAGCATTTTTAGTATTTTGGGGTGACAGGTTTCCGCGTCCAGTTGATTGAGCGGCGTTTTTATCCAGCCCTCGGCTTTGTCCCAAAAGCTTGCAAAACCACTGGCTAGCTTTTGAACTTCCGTGCCTTCTTTGATCCAGACGGGCAAATCAAAACGATCTGTCATCACACGCCCTCGCTCACAGTAAGCGCCGATAAACGCGGGATAGACATTTCGCTGATGATGTCGCTCTGATCAAACGTAATGCTTTCGATTTCTGGAAACAATCTATAAATCTCGCTCGCCATGCGCGTAAAACTAAAACGTGAAAATGGCAAGGTTTGCGTCATCACGTACGCGGAATTAGAGCGAAACGCGGCTTGTATTGCTTGTTCTACGCCTGTCAAAATTGCTTGCTTTTCTGTGCTCAATAAATCCGATGGCAAATAGACATTTGCGGTTATTGAATGCGTAGTTTCTGGCATTGCGAACACTTGTAAATCGTCGCCGTGGCCGTGGTAGCCCTCGCTTGAAATCATGCGATTAATAGTTGCTATGTAGCTGTTTGCCGGCGCGTCTAATTCGAACAACACATACGCATTGGCCGTACCTGGTCCCCGTGGTGCTTCGTGTTCGAACCAAATCATATCGGTTGCGACGCCCGCAAATTTCGTCATCAAAAAACGATACACGCCGTCTGTGTGGTAATGGCTCAGCGTATTGAACGCATTGCGAATACGCAGGCGATAATCTTCAATGTCCTCATAATCTGCGCCAACGCTGTCTATCCAATCCACTGGGTTTGTGACCGTTAGCCCGTCAATATCGCAATGTCTGTAATAGCCTGTTTCCAAGTTGTACGCCGCGCCCGCTTTGGCTGCTTGCACAGCGACGATGGCGCCATCGGCACCAGCATCAATAGCCACTTCGTCAATGGTCAATAATTCATAAATCGTGTTGTTAATACTGTCTGTATAAACAACGGTTCCCGCTGGTATCACCAACTCTGCCGACGTATCGACACGCGTAAACAACACACGGCCCAACAATGTTTCGGCCTGCTTACGCTCTACGCCGTAGCTGTCACCCCAGAGATTAATAAACGACTCACCCACGGTTTTTAGGAAAAACTGTGGCATTACGTTTTTAATCAGTAATTGCACGATCCACAAAAATGGCTTAGTAGCAATAACTGAGATCAAACGCCAGAATGGTGAATAGTTGGAATCGTTCGATATTTTCGAACCCGATTCGACTAACGATTCTCTAAACCTTTCTGTGATCTCGGCTTCTGTTGTCGGGACGCCGTTGTCTTTTAATACGTCTTCAAAATCGCTCATACCGTCACCACCAATCGCTCGCCCGCTACGGTTTGGGCCTCACAAATCAGCGTTTCACCGCTTAGTGTTACGTTGGCCGTGCCTGGGTAAATTCGCTCGTCGTTTTCCATTTCTATTTCAATTTCAGTGCACAGCGCATTAATGGTGGTTTGGTTGCGCTCGCCAATCATCCGCCACGCATAGCCTTTTTCGCGGATCATGTGGCGTATGTCTTGCGCGACACAATCAACACCAGTGACTAACAATGGTTCGCCAATGCTGGAAAACACCATGTCATCGTCTTGAATGAGCAAATCGATACTTGGCATTAGCCCGCTTCCATTTCTAATTGATAGAGTAAATCCGCACCGCGTACTGCTTGCCCATTGTTATTCACTTCCATTTTCTCAACGTGTACGGATTTTTTATTTCCGCCGAACATGTTGCTAATGGTCTGGAACAATCCGCCCGACTCGCTGCCGCTTTGACTTGATTCCGCACCGGGCAACACCACCGATTTATTCACCGTTTCGGCTTGGCTTTCGACCTTGCTGATCACTTCTTGTGTGCTGCTTGTGCTGGTGCTCGTATCGATACCTGGCAACCAAGACAGTTTGTTTTTCAGCCAATCGACCTTTTCACCAAGAAACGCGAACGGATCAAGAGCCGATAACCAGCCTTTGAAATCTGTCCACCATTGTTTGATAGAGTCGAATGCATCAATACCTAAATTCCAGCTCGGCATAAGCGACACACCGCTTAACCAAACTTGAAAATCTCCCCACTTTTGAGCCAGCCCCTCGACTAGATCACTGCCCAGATCCCAAACGGGTGCTAAGCTCAAGCCACCAATCCAGCCCGCAAACGCGGCCCATTTAGCAGACAGACTTGCCGTAAAATCGCTACCCATATCCCAGCTTGGCATAAGCGACACACCACTTAACCAGACTTGGAAATCGCCCCACCATTGCTGGATAGGCTCGAAAATAGACACGTCGACAAAGTCGCCAATGCTTGAAAAGAATCGCCCAACAGCCGCGCTTACATCGTCCCAATACACAACCAATGCAACTAACGCGGCGATCAATGCGACAACACCAACCACAACCCAAGTTATTGGATTGGCCAATAAAGCCGCAGTAAACGACCAAATTGCTGGTAATGTCGTCAAAATACTGGTTTTCATGACAGTAAAAAATGCCGCAATAGCAGGGCCATAAAGTACGAACGCGAGTAAAGCGGTTCGTGCAACCCACATTGCCGCAGACCATGCCAACATAACAAGGCGAGCCGCCCAGACAATTGGTCTAAGCAAAACAAAGCGCATCATCAAACCAACGTGGGCGTATTGCATAAGACCAATGGCAAGCGTTACGACACCAGCCACGGCAACAAGAGCAATAAATCCGGTAATCAACAAACCAACGGCTTTGGTCAAATGCGGGTACTTATCCGCCCATTCGACAATCACGCTGGCGGCATCTGTCATCATGTTGATATAGGGTTCAATAGACGGCAGGGCTTTTTGCCAAATTGCGATAGACACGGCGGTCACCGACTGAGCAAGACGAGCAAAGTTGTTTTGCATTTGCGCGGCCATCCATTCCGCTTTTTCCATGCCTGTTATGTCACCCAGCTCATTGATGTCGCTGCCCAGCTTATTGATGTCTTTACCCATCAACTGGATAAAATCGATGGCTTCATCGTTAAACGCACCCGATAAAAAATCTCGGCTTTGGTCCCAGCCCATGCCGCCCATTTCGCCTTTTATCTTTTTCATGATCTCGACAATGGGTAATAAGTCGCCATTCGCATCACTAAAATTCAGGCCAAATTCGGCTTGCGCTCCGGACAACCCTTCTAAAAATGCACCGTACTTCGTGCCCGCCTCTGACCCGCTCATGGTGGATTGCAATGTGCCAAGCACGGCCATTTGTTCGTTAATTTTTACGCCCATTTCCGTGGCGCCCGCGCCGATAGATTCAAACGCGGATTTCATTTCTGGCCCTGTGGTTTTGAACATTTGCACGGCTGTGGCGGTTTGCCCCGCGAGCATTTCTACCCAATTCCCCTTGCCCATTCCGTTGGCTTGTTCTCTAAAAATCCCGTACATCGAACCGAAATAGCTGGTTATATCGGTCACATTGGCCTTTGTGGCTTTTGCTAGCGTGCCCGCCGCCGTGGTGAATTTTGGTAAATCAGCGCCTTCTAATCCGTCTATTGCGGATTGAATGTCATAAGCGGAACGCACGTAGTTGCTGGCCGATTCGCCAAACTGAATGGAGTACTGAAGTCCGGCTTGATTTAGCCGTTTTAGCGTGTCGTCGGCCACGTCCATTGAACGCACCTCGCCAAGCGCCATGTTCATGTCGTTGGCTGGGTTTACCGTGTTGGCAAAGCTGGCGGACGCGGCAATAAGTGCCGTTACGCCCGCCGCCGTGTTCATAAACGCTTTTCGCGAATTGCTCGTGACTTGCTGGATAGTGCGCTGAATACCGCGCATGGGGCCTGTGATTTTATCCAGTAGCCCCACTGTCAACATTAGTCTGTCAAATGATCCAGCCATCAATCCACCAATCCGATTACTTCGAAAATGCCTTGCTTATGCCGTTTGCTATCGCGGCGGTTTGTCTTTCCAGTTCGCGCCCTTCTAACCACAACGCCCTACCCAAATTTTCGGCAGAGTCGTTTTCGTGTGGCAGGTGGCGCATTCGTAACGTTACGAGTTGCTCAAATCCGTTTCTTTCGATGAATTTGCAGAACTCGCTCGCGTCTTTACCACTTTTGGCAAATCACTCACGAATTCCTCTTGAATGATCTTGATCACGTCCATAACAAGTTGCGCGCGCGGCTCGTTTGCGTCGTTAACTAGCATGCCTTTTAGCTTTGCATGCTGTTTGTTTTCGACTGTGTCAGCCAAAAAACTCCACGCTTGAAGCGTTACTTTTCCGCCATTTGACGACGCGTCTACAAATTTGTTAAACGCCTTGTCTGTCACATTGAATTGAAAATCCACTGTGCCGATGGTTACCAAAATCGCTTGGCCTTCTAACGCCTTAGACATACTCATTCCCCTATTTTCTATCGTAAAATTGCTTAAACAGGTCGTCCATTTTTCGTTCTAGTCGACCCGCTATTTCATTAATTTCATTTTTATGGGCGTACTTTTCTGCCGCATCCAATTTGTGCTGCATTAAGTCGCGTTCGTTGCTTGCTGTGCGCTGGAACAAAAATATAAGAAAAGCCACAAGCCCACTTGTAATCGCTGACAGCACAAACATGGCAACAGTCAAAGTCGCTTGTGACAGCTCCATAACCACCCCTAAACTTTTTTAGAAAGCTCTTCCAAAATGGCTTTTGCGGCCGCTTCAATCTTGGCCGCATCGTTGTTTAGCCCGCCTTCCAGCAACAGCACCGCATTGTCATCGACCATGGTCTTAGTCGATTTCGCCGCCAGTTTTGCCAGCCAAATACCAAAAGTTTTGGTCAGTAACGCGGTTCCTAAATTTCGTAACAAAGGTAATAAAAATGCACTCATGCAAACGCCCTCTTTTGCCATCCGTTAATAAAAACCGCTTGGCTTGGTGTGTTTTCAACAATGGCTTTATAAACAGCCCATGCCTGATATTTGATACAAACCAAAAGCGGCTCTGCTTCTAAACTATTTAGAACGGCCATGCTTTTTGACCCTAAAATACCGTCTTCAACCAATCCCGCGCCCAAATCATTGGCCGCGCGCTGGGCAATTAAAGCCGCTGTTTTTCCGCGCATATTGACGAATAGATTCATCAATTTCACGGCGATACTTTCGGTCTCCACTTCATTCAAACGGTAATGTAACCAAAAATACGTTTCGTAAAACTTGGCCGCGTCCTCTTTTGAAAGCGCCTTTACATCGTCCTTGTTCACATGGCCGTCACCGTTCACATCACCTGCCAACGCTGGCAATATAGATAAGAAACGCAACGAAATACCAAACGCCGTTGCGCCGCCGTTATCATTTTTATGGTCTACATAGCCGCCTTCGTGTTTCAGTACGTCGGCCAATGCTGTTTTAAAGTGGCTCATGGCCTACAACCCCAACGCCGCTATGTGGTTTTGATCCAAGTACGGTACGCCGTTAATTTCAACGAAACGCGGATCTGTCACTTTATACGGGATGGTGTGTTCCAATTTGTCGCCGCCATCACCGGCGGCATCAAGCAATTTAGATACACTCAGCTTGCAGCCGTACGCCGCTGTTTTCAGCTTTTGGTTTACTGTTTGACCCAAGCCGATAATGTCGAATGCGGGCAACTGCTGGAATGACCCAACCTTTCGCGCCTCTTCAATGATTCGATTAAAGTTTTCTGTATCCACGGTGATTTCACCGCTTGCCGCTGTTACGCCATTAACAAAACCATTTGCCACGCCGCGCGTGGTGGTTTCTTTCATGCCGTCTTCGATGTTCAGCGTAAATTGTTTTACGTTTATCAATTGCGTGCCCAATGACACGTTTACATCCATTCCTGAAATGTGATGTGTACTCATGGTCTACACTCCGTTACTTAGTTCTAAGGCCACGGTTGCTTCAATCGCTTTCGGGCAGTTGTAAGGACGAATCAATAAAGCCACGGCCACATTTGTTCGCGTTTTCCACGTAATAACAACGTCACCGTCTTTTGGCTTCTTCACATCGCCTGGCTTGGTAATGCCGTTGATAGTCGTGGTGACACTGCGATTAATCAGCGGGCGCATAAAGTTGGTTTCATGCGCGGCAATAGATGCCGGCGTGCTGTTAAGCCCACGATCACCCACTTTTTTGATGGCTAAAATACGGATCTCACGCTTACACACGTTGACCACACGACAGTTTTCAATTACCGCAAAATCACTGGCTTCTGGCGCGAGCGTCATACCGTCGCTGCAATAGATGCCATCGTAATCGGCATAGACCTGTGGCACGGTGCCGCGAGCGTCGTTCAGGGCTTTTGCATGGCTCATGTTGAAAGTAATACCGTCCTTATCCACGGGTAATGTGGATAAGCCGACAATAGCACCCGACTCCACGCGCATTGGTGTGTCGGCAATGGATTGGTCTTCATGGCATAAACGGCCACAGTACGTCCCCAACCAGCCATCGAACACTTGCGGAATCAATGACAAAGACGGCGCGGCAACGCCATCTTGCAAAAATTCAAACCCAGCAATGAAATCCGCCCAGCTTTCCAAGGTCTTATCAATGACGTCGGTTACTGCGATCATGTGCAAATATCGGCCATACTGATTTTCCGCGCTGGTTACCGCCGCGTTCATGTCGTCTAGCTCGGTTTGCGTTGTGACCGCGTCGGTAACAACAACCATTTCACACACTAGGTTTTGAGCCATTGCGGTATCAAACGCGGCTGACCATGTACCCGCCGCCGCTTGCGGCATGGCGATACAGGTCCAGTTAGTACCGGCGTTTTGTCGCGCCCACTGAATAGCTGTTTTTAGCTTGCTGGACGGGATGCCGAGCACGTCGTCCAAGTTTGTGGTTTGGTCGATGTATTGAATCGTTGCGGCGTTTTTACCCGCCGCGCCGATGAACAAGAATTGCTTTTCTACTTGCGTAAAATCGCCCTGTCCGCTGTCTGTGCTGCTAACGCTTACGCTACCTAATGCCATGTTATTTACCTGCCTTTGCCTAATTCGTTTTTCACGACGTCGAACGCCATTTGTTTGACCCATTTCGCGTCATTGGAGAAGAATTCACGCGCGGGCAGTTTCACTTGCCAGCTTTGTTTCCCTTGTCGCTTGTTATTCAATTCGTACAACATGCCAAGCGCTTGCAGCTTGGTTAAATTTTCCATGATGTACTGACGGCTTATCTTTTTTCGCTTTCCGTCTCGTCTTCTCGATGTACTCCAACCCAAACGCAAAATAGCGTTTGCCTGCGCTTGTGTTGCTGGCTCACTTCGCCAATCCGACTTTTGTTGCTCACTCATCTTTTTGGCTTTAATGGTTTGCGTTTGGCCTTCTTGATGCGCTTTTGCCATCCTGCCCATTACGCTGTTTTTAAAACCAACCGTGACAGATAAACCGCGTGTCCGTTGTCGAATGTTTGAACCCTTCACAAAGCCGCTTAACATTTGGCCTTCTCTGGTTCGCGCTTTTCGTCGATCTTTAAAGCCTTCACCGTTTACGCTTCTTTGTTGCTTTACGTTTTTACGGGATTGCTTTTTTATCTCTCTGCCCATTTGCCCAAGTGCGCGCTTTCGTCTCTCCTTGGGCAACATGAATAGTTTTAACTCTGCATTCAGTGCCGTTTCACCGCGCCAGAAAGCACTTACACCGCTGGCGCTATTCATTCTTATCAACCAAATCAAATGATTCGGCTACGTCGTGTTCTGGCGTGTCTAATCGCCATTTTTTGCCAAAGTATTCAATGTCGCCGCTTTCGTCTTCCGTTATGTAAACGTCTTCTTCAAAGTTCAGTGATATTTCAATATCTGCCACTTCGTCATCCATAACATCGCAAGTAATTCTTGGCTCTCTGTCTTTCATGTCGCTTCGGTCATCGTTGTCCGCTAACCACGTGATCAAGCGCGCATGCAAGATCTCAAACGGGTATTTACAAAAGGCGTAATCTTCAATCGAATACACAGCCCTATAGCTCATCGTGCAAAGCAACACGCGGTTACCTTCCATTTTTCCGCGTAGTACCTGCTCTATCCCTTCTGCCCACGCTTCAAATTTATTTTTATGAAAGTAATCTGTGCTTTCTAAAAACGTGCGTAGTGCGGCAAGCTTTTTCATATGATCGACGCTCTAAATCCGTCGGCATAGTCACGACGGCCAGTGCCTAGCGCGCCGTTATCTGCGGCCACTTTTAGGATGCGCTTGCTTAACATGTCGATGCAGCTTTGCGCCTCGGCTTTCCATTCCGTGACAATGATTTCGTTACGTTCGCCCTGTATTTCTGCCGCTGCTTTGCGGTTGATGGTTTCGAAATACTTGATCAACCCAGACCGCGCCCAGTGCATGACTGCAGCTTGGTAAACTGCCACTAATTCTTCATCGAACGCGGCCAGTGTTTCCGCGACGATCACGCTTTGTAGGATCAACACATCGTCGGTCAATTCTTCGTTTACGTGACGCATGGCGCCCGTTAATTCGTAAATAAGCGGCGCTTCGTTGTATTCACCTGGCAAGCGGTAGTTTTCGATAAACGCTTGCAATTCAATATCAGGAAAGAACGGGCGCGTGTTTCTGATCACCGTTTCTGTTGTTGTGCTAGCGGTTATTTTGCCGTTTAAACTCACGCTGCTTACTCCTGATACTGTCTAATAAAAACACCGACCAAGCGGTTTTGGTGTTGAGCTGACAAGCAGCCAACCCGCCACCGCTGGCGATGTCTCGCGGGGAGCCCGTTACGATTCTTTTGTTTTGGCTAGTGTTGCCGTTAGCCGTTCAATGCTTTTTTTCACACCCGCACGCGGGTTTATTTCTATGGCCTTTTCGTAGGCTTTTAATGCCGCTTCGTTTTCTGCGATTGCGTCCAAATGCTTGCCATACATTGCGTACATTTTGCCGTGCACAATATCTGGCAATTGCCATTTGTCTGATTCAATCGCATGTATTACTTGCTCTAAATATGGCCCCGCGCTTTTGTTCGCTTTTAGCTGTGCCGCTGCCCAGTCGTACATTTGGTCACAGATAAAGGTTTCGATTTCCGATTTAAAACGCGTCGGCATGTTGTGAATTTTTTGCTTTGCAAGGTGCAATGCAAGCGGCAACGCGCGGGCAATATCGCCCAAGTCAAACAGCCAAATCATGACCCACACGGCCACGATGTTTGGGTATTTCGCGGCGCTGCTCACATAGCCATTAACAAAGTCGATTAGCTTCACAATGGCTTCGGCTTTGTAGGCTTTGCGGTCTTCGATGTCTTCCACGTTTAGCATTTCGTCAATGCTGTCCGCTAAAATCGCTTTGTGCGTTTCAAGCTCTGGATTGCCGATAAATTCGTTTTCGTCGCCAAGCTTTTCTTTGATTTTTTCAATGTCGCTTTCGACGTTATCCACGCGATAATCCAAATCGCTAACGTCACTTTTCACGCTGTCTAGGTCGTTGCTTAGTTCGTCAACCGTTCCAGCCAATTCATCAGTTTTTTCGCCTTGGCTTTCAACGTCGCTTTTTAGCTCATCAACCGAGCCTTCCACGTCGCCTACCTGGCTTTCCAAGTCGTCGATTTTTTCTGACTTTTTAGCCGGCGCCACCGTTTCCGCTTTATTTTGCTGTAACGTGGCACGAAATTTAGACACCGTTTTTTTCACTCCCTGCTTTACCGCAGGTTTGGCCGCTTCTTTTTGTGCGTTCTGCTTCGCCAATCTGGCAAGGCGGCGCTGCTGTATTAGGTTCATGCTTTCTTTCCACTCATATGGGTTTAATCAATGGCACTCGCGATTGAGCGAATGCCATTTGTTAAACCAACGGTTTAAGGCGTGACTGGCGGAACGTATTTCGTAATGCCTTTGATAATGCCGATTGCGTCGGTTTCTTCGACGATGTAATCGACGTTTTCAGAGTTGTAATCTTCCACGCGTGAACGTTTTGGCTCGTCTTTAATATGACGACGTAACGACCCTTCTTGCAGATAGATCGACAAGTTTTCTGGGTAGGTCACAATCACGGTTCCAGACGGGAAAAACGGTGGCGTAATCGCTTTTAGACCAGCAAAAATACCGGTTACGCGGTTATCATTGACCTGTGTTTTTTCCGTCGCTTTGTCACCATTTGCCGCCAAGCTTTCAAGGCGGTAATCGCTCATCAAGTCGGACGAAATGAACGCGACCAATTCGGAATCGTCGCGCAAATGTTCAGGGATCATTTGCTTGGCGCTTTCAACCACTACGTCTAAGTTGCGCATATCCGCATCGGCATGACCGAAGGTCAAACCTTCTTCGTCAATTTGTGCTGGCGCTTCTTCACGTACTTTCTGAATCCAGCCTTTGTTGACGTCTTCACCGTTCGGGTATGTCGCTTTGTTTGTTGTGGTCGCAATAGACACGCCGTGCCAACCGATGCGCACACGGTCATCCACCATGGCTTTACGATATAAAGCCGAATACAAATCACCGTATTGCTGTGGTGTACGGTTGCGCCACTGATCCAATTTTGCATAGTTGATATGCACATCGGTTTCGGTGAATTGGCATTCGTAACCTTTTGAATCTTCACTAACGACACTGGATGTTTGACGATCTGTGGTATTGGTGTTGGTACGCTTTGTGATTAAGCCCGCCACCATCAGGCCGACTTTCTCGCCTTTGATTTCGGTAACCACTGCAACATTGATCATGCCGAGGAACCACGCGCCATGCTCAACCGCTTTTTCATACAAGCGTTGCTGCACAGACGGCGTGACGTCGAATTGTTCGCCAAGCGCAGCACCCACCGACGCGTAAACATTATTTAAATACGCTTTTAGCTGTGTTCTGCCCTGTACTGATAACGATTTTGTAGCCATCTTCTTTTCCTATCTAAGATTCTTTTTTAAGCGGCTCCCCAGACGCTTTTCGTGTGACCTGGACCTAAACGATTTCGAAACTTGCTTCCGACTCGCCTTTGCTTTTTTGCGGTTGCTCGGTTTTGTCTTTCATCGCTTCGGTAAAGCTGTTTTGCAGCGTTTCGAAGTTTTCCGTTAGCGCCTTGAGCGTTTCCGCTTGTGTTGCGAACGCTTTCTTTTCGTTTTCAAGCGCGGTGATTTTTTCGGTTAGCTCGGTGATTTCTGCCGCGAATTCGCGAGGCGCTTCGTCGCCTTTTGGCTTATCTTCTGCCGTTAGTGCTTCGAGCTTGGTTTTAAAATCGGCTAATTCGTCTTGCAGCTTTTTAAACGCTGCTTTTTCTGCGTCTGTCATGGGTTCGTCATCCTGTGTTGGGGAGGTTTGCTTGCTAAAAAAACGTTGTAAAAAACCAGGGCGTTTCGTAACTTCCGCCGCCAATTCTTCGTCTGTTTGGGGTGCGTTAAAGTCCAGCTCTATGCCGTCTTCGTTCGCAAAAATTTGGGAGTGTTCGCCGTTTTGGCTAAAGGATAGCTGTTCCGTTCCAAGGCTGGCTGGCTCGTCTGTAATGGCTAGGTGCATCAAATAAGCTTTACCCGTCGCTGCGAAATCTTCAATCACGCGAATACTGGTAAAGAGTTTTTGACCCGCTTTATTCAGCGCAAGTAGCATTTTGTTTGCTTTAACTTGGACAAAAAGACATAGGCGCCCTTTTTTGTCTTTCTCTGCTTTTACAGCGGTGACTTGGCCGTAGTTGCCATACCAACCGTAATGGTCTTGAAAAATGCTGGCGGTGTATTCGTCCATGTCGTAAGTTTCGGCCATGTCTTTAATCCACTGCTCTTTGATCTCGCGACCATCGACAGTAGGACCAGACGTCGCCACTTTGAACCACTTTGATTTATCCGCCATTTCGCGCCCTTTTTCCCATTTCGCTAATTCGTTTAAACACTCGATAGGGCAAAGATAAGCGCCAAAACCCGACGGTTCCAGCGGTCAAAATCCAAGGAATTGCGATAAACGATTTATCACAACTCATTGTATTTACTGACGTTATTAGTTGGTTAATGGGCGGCTAATATGGCGGCATGGCACATTCCACAGATACGATTGAATACGCACGAAAGCTTTATATCCACGCGCACAAACCGTCGGAGATATCCGAACGTCTAAACGTTAGTGAAAGGACTATTTTTAATTGGATTGATAAATTCAATTGGAAAGAATTACTGGCTTACGACACACCCTCTATAGAAGTCAGCCGCCGCATTAACACGCTAACGAACCGCGAAAACAAGACGAAAGACGAAATTCAAGAGCTAAGAGCCTTATGCCAAATTTACGGCAGCATGGAACAGGATCTAGCCAAGGCCAAAAAGATCATGGCCGAAGCCAAAGCCATTGCCGATGGCAGACCGGAAGCGGTAGAAGGCGCCATCACTCGCGGCAATCGCCGCAGCAACAGCAAAAAGAAAGCCACGGCGAAAAACGACATTAGCAGTATTGATGTTGGCTTGTTTGATGAATGGGCTCATGAAAACCTATTTGAATACCAAAAGCTGTGGCGTGCCGTGGCGCACGATCCCGACCTATGCCGAAACCGTTTTATATTAAAAAGCCGCCAGATTGGCGCGACTTACTATTTTGCGTGGGAAGCGTTCGAAGACGCGGTGAAGAATGGCGAAAACCAAGTATTCCTATCCGCCTCTAAAGACCAGGCGCGCATTTTCAAAGGCTACATTCAAGCATTCGCCCGCAATACGTTTGATATTGAATTGAAAGGCCAAGATTCTATCGAGCTAACGAAAGACGGCAAATCATGGGCCACGCTGTATTTTCTCTCTACCAATTCCAGCACGGCGCAGGGCTACCACGGTCATTTGTATGTTGATGAGGTGTTTTGGATTCATGGCTACGCCAAGTTGCAAAAATTGGCGTCCGGGATGGCCGCGCATAAAAAATGGCGGCGTACTTATTTTTCTACGCCGTCCAGTTTGCAGCACCCGGCCTACGAACATTGGAGCGGCGCGAAATTCAATAAAAACCGATCCCGTAAAGTGGATATTGATTTATCCGACAAGTTGCTTAAAAAAGGCGCGCTTGGTGGCGACAAAATATGGCGCCACTTGGTCACCGTGGAAGACGCGGAAAAAGCCGGCTGCACGCTGTTTGATATTGACGAACTCAAAGCGGAATACAGCAAGGCCGACTACGAAAACCTATTTGGTTGCAAGTTTGTTGATGACAACGAAAGCGTATTTCCGTTTTCGACGTTACAAAAATGTATGGTCGACGCGTACAGCAAATGGACAGACGTGGATTTCGACAGCAATAAACCAAGCAGCACTCGCCCCGTGGCGATTGGTTACGATCCGTCGCGGATTCGAGACAACGCGGCCTTGGTGGTGTTGGAAATTCCGCGCACACTGGCGCAAAAGTGGCGCGTTATTGAAACACATCAATTCAAAGGCATTACGTCGGAATACCAAGCCGCGCGTATTGCCGAGATATACAAACGGTTCAACGTTAAATGGTGTGGCATTGATACCACGGGCATTGGTCACGATACCTTCCAATGTTGTTTGGATCTGGACCTAGATTTTGTGGTGCCCATTTATTATTCCGTTTCCGAAAAAACCGACTTGGTAACGCGAGCAAAACGCCTAATTGACGGCGGACGATTCGAATACGACATGGGCAATAAAGAGCTTTCGCAATCGTTGATGATGATTCACCAAATCACCACGCCGAATGGCTCTATCACCTACGGCGCGGCACGCAGTGGCGAAACAGGCCACGCGGATTTGGCGTGGGCAGCATTCCACGCGATGCAGGCGGAAAAACAATTCTTCGAATCGAAAAAAGCCGACGACACAGCAAACGACAAAGAAACACACATGGCAATGAGTCAATAAACAGGACAATGAATCATGACAACACAGAAACCGCGCCAACGAATAGACAGCTCATACACCAGCACATCAACGGGTGTGTTGATGCCAAAGCAGGAAGAAGTGCAACCGACGGCGTTTAGTTTCGGCGACCCTGAACCGGTGCTAGGTAGTCAGATAAGCGACTATTTAGGCGTGTTTGCGGATTCGAACGGCTATTGGTATGTGCCGCCCGTTAGCTTGGCAGGACTGGCAAAAACCATGTATGCCAACGGCACCCATGCCAGTGTTTTGGAATTCAAACAAAATCAGCTTTTGGCGAGCTGGCAAGATAACCCAATGATAGCCCGCCGCGAAGCCCGCGCCGCGTTTAAAGACTTCGAAGTTTTCGACAATGCCTACTTCTTGGCGATCCGCAATTGGCTAGGCGGCATTAATCGTTATGTTCGTTTGCCCGCGGTCAATATGCGCGTGGGCACGGAAGACAATTACTATTTACTGAACAGCGATGGAAGTTGGACGGAATACGACGCGGCCGACATTATTCATCTAAACGGCGGTGATATTCGCCAAGGTCTTTACGGCGTGCCCACTTATTTTTCGGGCATTCACAGCATTTTATTGGGCGAAGCGGCCACGCTTTTCCGTCGCAAGTATTATCAAAATGGCGCCCACACTGGGTATATTTTGGTAACATTTGATCTTGATAAAAACAAAGCCAATAACCTACAAGACGCGATTTCTCACTCAAAAGGCCCTGGCAATCATCGTTCGTTGTACCTAAACATGGCATCTACATTACAAGGCAAACCGGGCTACACCAAAGACCGCGTTCAAGTTATCCCCGTGGGGGATTTTGGCAACCGCGACGAATACGACAAGATCAAAGAAATCACACAGCAAGACATTTTGAATATGCACCGCGTGCCCGCTGGCTTGGCGTCTATCATGGCAAACAATGCCGCAGGTCATGGCGATCTAACAAACGTCCGTGAGGTGTATTACGACTGTGAAACCATCCCAAAACAAGCCATTTGGCAGGAACTAAACGACCAGTTACTAACGCGGGCGAAAATTGGCTTTAACGAGCCACGTTGGCTAACACAAGGCGCCACAGCATGAGCCTAAATTTTAATAAAAATCTGTTTAATGTGTTCGGATCGAGCAACGCATTCCAAAGCGCGACAATGAGCAAAGCCACGGCCACGAACAGCCAATGCGGCACGCTACGCACGCGACTGGAAAAATATTTACCCGTCGAAGGGGAGGTGATTATAGACCCCACATTGCCCGACGAAACGAAAGTAACGAACTGCCAAAACGCCCTATTAAACTATGGCACCGGCGCGAACACGCTAAACGCCCACGTACAAACGCGGCTTGATTCGCTGTTAGACGATATGCAAGTGTCGAGCGCGGTTAAGTCGGTTGATAGCTATATCAGTGATATGCCAGAAAGTTGTTACAACATCAATACGATAGCCGGCACCGCCGCTGGCGCCACGGATGATTTGCTGGCCGCATCCACGGGTATACTAAACGAACTAGACCAAGGCATTGCCGCGTTCGATGGCGGCACGATGGAAAAGGTGGATTTTGAAGACTTACTTGATAGAGTCAGCGCCGAGCTAGGCGGTAATTTAACAGCGATTTTAGGCATGATCAGCAACGAAGTCAGCATGGTGCAAAACATGTATGACACCCACATGCGCATGGCGAAATCGTTCAAGGTTTCCGCTTTGATAGACGACCCATGCGTTAGGCCGTTTTTGGTCAGATTGGCAGGACCAGAACTTAGTGCAGTGCTGGTGAGTGATTTTGGTGTGGATGATATACCGGACCTATAAAAAAGCCCTCGCGGGGAGGGCTTTGGATTCATCTATTAATTAGTCAATCCAGAAAGCGCTTTGAATGCCGCTAATAGTGCGGCTTCGCGGGTTCCTCCGTGGCTTGCGATCACGCTTTCAACAAATGATTTTTTGTCTTCAGCTGACTGTTCGCCATCAGTAAAACGAATAGCGCTAAATGTTGGCTTTCCCTTACGCTTCTCTTGCCGCTTTAGCTCTGCACGTTGCGCGGGTGTTAATGTGTTATCGTCTGTCATTTTATTCCCCTGTTGTCGCGTTTATCAATAATGGCGGCAACCATTTGTAAATGAATTTTCTGTCTTGCCCTGCTTTTGCGCCTGTCCAGTAGCCGTGCCAATGGGCGCGGCGTATGTGTGGCGCGGGGCCGTTTCTTGTTTCGCCAGTTGGTTCGCTGTAAATGGCTTTTAGCTGTTGAGCGACTTTCTCGCCCACTTTCCATACTTTCGGCTTTTTAGGCGGAAATAGCTTCCATTCGCCTTTTACTTTTTTGGCTTTTGGTCGCTGGGGTAACTCGTGCTCTATACGCGCAATGTCTGGCTCTTCACTGCATAGATAGAGCAACAGGCTAATGCAGTGGTGTGCGATTTTGCTTTGATGTTCCACCATTTGTTCAAATGGCCAGTCGTATTTATTGATATCGCCCTGTTTGGCCCCTTCGCTGATCGCTCGGTCTATGGCTTCGGTTACTGTGTGCTCACCCATGTGCAATATGATGGGGTATAGCGATTCCTCGCTGTCGATCAATAGGCGCAATTCTGAACGTTTGGTGTTGATGTCGAATTCTAGGTGGGCGAAAAAACCGTAAATATCGTCTAGCCCTGGCGTTTCGATGTACATGCCCCATTCTGGCAGGCGGTGCAAAACTTCAACGGGCAATTCCCCTTTTGCCGTTGTGCTGGATATGGCCTCATAAACAGCCGGTTCAAATTGATAAACGCCTTGCGTGTATCGCCACGCAATCAATGCGGACAATCGCGCAACATCGCCAATACGATTTGGCGGCATGGCGCCACCTTCGGACACGATGGCGTAGGTTGCAGCCATCGGAAGAAAGCACCAAGACGGCCAATCGGGCAGGTCTTTACCCTTACCTTGGCGAAATGTGTTTACCTGCTTCCAAGCGTTGGGGTATTTGGCTGAAATTTGGTTTAAGTGGTCAAGTGGGCGCATTGTTAACCCTCAATAGAGAGTGGTTTTATATTATTGAAATCACTTTCGCATTCTTTATAACTACTTCATCTTGGTCGTTGTGAGGCTCGTCAATATTTTGGGAGCCGCAAATTACTACTACTTGTCCTGAGTATGTGTTTTTAACCAGTTCAACCATCTTCAAAAAATGCTGTTCACTTTCAATTTCGCCAAACTCAACATCAAACCCAATTGCGCATGTGCCATCAATTTCATTTCCTGTGCTTACTCCGTCCTCCCAGTGGTAAGAGTTTGGAAGGATCGATCCAACTTCGGCAGTCTGGACACCTGTCATTGCTCTAATTCCAAAGCAATAACCATGATTTTCATAAGCCGCCTCGATTGAATTTTTAATGCTTTGCATGTCCATATTCTTCACCTATCTATTCGTGATTGGGTGGGGCCAATCCCTCACTCCATGTAAGTCATATTATTATGGGCGCGCCCATAAGTAAAGCATTAGATTGCATTTATTTTGAATTATTTCCCCGCGCTTACGTGTCAGTTTTTAAAAACGTGACGTGTCACGCTTTTGTAAATAACGTATATTCCCCATAACAATACGTTAAGGAGGATTTATGGATTACAGAGAAATACGCCAAGCAATGAAAGAAGCCGTTGATTTACGAACGGGGGAAGCGTTTGAAATCATTTATCATGGTGGTAGTTCGCCTGGCACTCGCCGCACCATCATGCCGCTTGCAGTCGATAATTATAAAGTCTATGCAAAGTGCTTTACTTCCGATTCAGAAAAGAGCTTTCGCTTTGATCTTATGGAACTCGCAGAAAACAGCGACGCCCCAGCGTGGCAATCATTTGATCAACAAAAAACCAACACACCACCGACCAAGAAAAAAACAGGTTTTCTTAACTCTGTAAAAGAAGCCAATAAAAAAACCAAAGAGCCCATGAGCAAAAAAGCCATTTTCTTTGTGTCTCTTTTTTTCGGGATTATTGGCGGTCTTTTCTTAGGTCCTATCGGTTTTTTAGTCATTTTTGCTTTATTCGTTTATGTCGGCATAGACAACAACAAAGGGCTTAAAAAGAAAAACGCAGCGTCTTACGAACAAAACAAAACCACTGTCTTTGCGCCGATCAGCATTAATGGTCAATCGGCGTCCGTAAAAAGCACATCGAACAGTACGCCTTACACCGAACAAAAATCGTATAAAAAAACCAACGCCGCTACCGTTCCAACCCCCACTACCAAAACAGAAGCGCGACAAATGGTTAAGGAACTTAACACCAAAGAGGAAGTAAAAGCCTTTATTGAATCCTGCGACGCGGCACAAGATGCTCTTTCCGACAATTACGACTTAACCGAAAAGCAGCTTGATAGACTGTCTGAAATACTTTTTGATGCCGTTGATCTAGCTGAACTCAAAACCATTACTTGGCAGTACGTTCCAGATATCAGCCCTCAAACCTCGCTTGATGATTTAAAAATGGCATTCAAGACCTTTTCAAATGACGAGTACAAGTCACTACCAACTAAATACAAGAAAGATAAAAGCGCCGAGTGGCTAGAGCTTACTGCAGACGACGAACCCGACATTGCCGAAGAGTTCTTAGACAACCTCATTGCCTACCGCGAAATAGTGGAATCACGTTTATCTGATGAAGATATGATTAAGGCTATAGACGACTATCTCAATGAACACCCTATATTCACCGAGGAACATTTCGGCGAGCTGGACGAAGACGCGCTATTAACGCACGGCCAAGAATGGTTCGCCGGAAAACTGGCACGTCTTGGATTACCCGCTGCATGGGAACTCTACGCCGAAGGCTACACCAGCATTGAAAAATGCCTAGAGATTGACCCGAATGAATTTGTAAAACGTCGCGGCATTGGGCCAAAGAAAAAACAAGAGCTAATAGAGTTTCAAGAAAAGCACAGATAAACCAAAACGCCCCATCATTGGGGCGTTTTACTTTGTACGATCGCACATAGTTGGTTTTATCTATACTGCAGGTACCACATAGTTAAATCCGTCTATGTGGTACCTTCGCATTTTAGTAGTTCGCTCAAGATGGCGATTCGTTCCATTTCTGGTAGGGCTTGGTATTTTTTCGCCCACCCTTCCGCTTTGCGTTTAATGCGCTGGCGATCTGTGAAGTTTTCCCCCGCGTAGGTTGACCAGTTCACTTTATCGATGTCAAAACTGAACCATAGCTTCTCGGTTCTAACGCCGCCGCGTGTCATGACTTGAAATTCGATGTTTCGCCAATCTAGGTTATTTTCATACAGCGCCGACGGGTAACCGGACACCATGACCATGGCGCCTTTTTGCTGGCACTGTTTTAACTGGTTCAATAATTTTATATGGTCGTCGTCGTTGTATTCGTGTTTGTAACGATTCCTAGATGTTCGCGTAGCGGCAACATAGGGCGGATCTGAATAGATCAATACGCGCGCCGCGCTGGCAAAGTCGAACGAGTCTAAAAATTCCACGGCGTCACCACAATGTAAATCAACGCCGTGGTATTCGTTTAGGTCGATGGCAGCTTGGTCAATGTCGATACCTATCGAACGCGCCACGCTTGGTTTGCGTAACATGATGGCCCCGCCGCCCAAGTGGGTTTCGATATAGGTATCATGCGGCGGCATGTTGGCAATAATAGCTTGGTATGCCCCGCTTGCCGCTTTTGATCCTAAATACCCCATGCTTTTCCCCTAGCTGCTCACATAGTCATTTTTATCTATGCTCGATCATAGCCGTTTTTGTCTATGGTGGCCAGCATAGATATTTTTAACTATGACGATCGCACATAGTTGAATCCATCTATAGATGTTTTGCGGTGATCGCCTGACTCAGATTGTCGTAAAGACAATGCACCGCGTCACAATTTGGATTAGTGCAATATGGGCAATTTGGATTAGTGACGCGTTCACGCGGCAATTCAAACGATTGCCGGTATTGCGCTTCAAAATCGGCTTTTACAGACTTTGCATTTAGCGCTCTTACTGCATCCCAATCAATCTTAAAATCATGATTAAAAAAGTGGCTTTTTGGCACTGTGATAGACTCCGCGACGCGCTCGCCTAGCAGGCGCTTGTTGTCGCATTCTAGGACGGACACCTTCAAAAGCAGGTCGTCAATCAGGTGTTTTGGCACCACGTAGCTCTCTACGATGCCATGACGGACGATTTGCAGCGTATCGGCACAATTTACCGCCGTGGCCAGCGTTCCATTGTCTACCTGCCCGAGGGTGATTTTTTGGGCGTGTTCTAGTGTGGTTTCTAGTTTATTAATCATTTTCTTGACCCTCCTATCATGACAAGTAATTTTTCTTCAATCTGTTCATTGGTTAGCTTTGGAATCTGGCTTTTTGTCCCTGCCGAGTATTCATAAACCCCGTCATCAGAAACAAAAATATGATCACTGCTTCCCGTTTCTGGATTACGAGATACGGCAAGCCCTAGCGGGTGCAATACTTCTTGATTGATTCGGGCCATCAAACCCAGTTCTGCTAATTGGTTCCAATTTATGGCTTTAACCTCATTCCCTGTTACCACGTCTTTTTTTCCGTTAGCCGCTAATGCTTTCATAATGTGTTCCCCGTTTGGTTCATTTTTAAAAACGTGACGTGTCACGCTGTGGTTTTACAATCTCAGTTTTCTTTCTTCTCGTGTGTAGAAACAGCCGCCGACGCCTTTTAGCTTTGGTATGCCTAGCCCGTTTTTACAACCCAATGGCAATGGCTCGCCGCAAAAGTCGCATGTGCCTAGATGTTTCTTTTCTTCGTCTGCCCGCTGTTTTTCGCGGCGTATCAGTGTGGCGATAAATTCCGCCGCGTCGTATGGCTCGGCACCGCCGCGATAGGCGCACAGCTCGGCCAGTGTTTCGGACTCAGCTTGTGATAATGGAACTCGGTATTCATGAATACCGAGTTCCGATTTTTTTTCAGCGTCCCGCGCTCGCTTGGCACGTTGGCGCTCTTTGTCCTGCTGGCGCTTCTTGTCGGCTTTGGCTTGGTCGTTCACGGCTTAACCCCTTTTGCTCTGTATAAACAAAATGGCTTCTTTACCTCTCACCACGCTTTTATCATTGCGCTGTACGTATGCGTCTTCACTAACACCGTGCCCACAACACGCATTCATAACCCCATCAAGCACACCCAAACACGCATCATGATCATCTTTTCTATTTTCCTTTTTACAGAAACCACACCGTCTTTCAGGATCGTTCGATACAGGCTTTTTGCTATCCACATAAACCCAAACACCACCTTCAAAAACAATACGATGTCCTCGCCACTTCGCCATTGCCGCCATGGTCACACCCCTTCTTTTTTCGCTATACCGTCTTGCTCGGTCCAATGCTCTATGTCGCATTGAGTTCCCAACTCTTCCGCGCTTCGCTTCCCCGCCACCAAGTCGTTAATGGTTTCGATACAGCCTTCACAACCGCAAAAATCACCGCCACATTCGCAAGCTTCTTCACCGTTATGTCTTTCATCAGTGAAATCTTTCACCTTCAAGCAGTCCTGACACAAAACCTTTTCTAGATCCCCGCACATGGTCACACCCCTTTGATGTTCAGTTGTTCTTGCTGTTCTAGAATTTTGCGGGCCATGCTGACCACGTCGGTTTGCGGTGGGTTGATGTAGTGTTTAAATTCCATACCAAAAACCGCGCGCGCGCCGCATCCGTCCTTCTCTACGCACTGCACATAGAGTTCTTTGTAAAACACGTCTTTTATGTCTTTTGCTAAATCATTACTGTTTGTGATTATCGCCTTACCTTTACACCGTGGACATTTAACCCGTACTGACATTTGCGCCACCTCCACCGCTTCCGGTTCGCTGATTTCCTAGGCCGAAACTCGGCCCCGTACAGTTATTGACACGAGTCCAAGGGACGACTTCGTCGTCCTCTAAAGATCCAGCCCCCTTGCGCTGTATCGTCCACTCGTAAATTCGGGTGATAACCACTTCAATTCCTCGCGCCACGCCTTTAACAGTTTTGACCATTTCGCCATATTGGTTTTGCTCTTCTTCGCTGTAATGGGTTTTTAGTGTTTGGTTACGGCCAGCAAATACGCCGCCCATCAATTTAACGAACGCCGCATAATCTGGACGGTTGGCCGCGTGGTAAATGTCTTTAAAAATAGCCGGCGCTTTATCTTTGCCGAGGCGTCGCAATTCACGCCACACGGTGACAGACGCCCCGCCCAAAAATTGAAATTGACGTATGCGATTCATGCGCGCCCAACCCACAATACGGTTCGCCGCGTCGGTTCCGCTGCGCCCTGTTTCGTGGTCTGTGTCTACGTGTTTACCGTGGATGTTTTTAGAAATGTATTTGACGATATATCCCACCGCCGAACCCTTGGCGGGATCAATCTTTTTGACTTTTACGCGGTATTTTTGAGCGCCCTTTTCGTTTCCATCTTCTTCCAATGCATAACGTGAAAAAGCACTTAAAAAGTCTTGTGAATGATCAGGATGAACCCATAGCATCAAATGCCAGTGCGGTGTGCCGTCGTGGTGCGGCTCTACCGTGCGCAAACCATAAAAATCAATCTCATTGCGCTTACACCAAGAACGAAATTTGGCCCATACGTTCAGCATGTATAAATGGGTTTCGCGCACACTTGGGCAATCTGCCCGCCAGAATTTACGGTTACGGCGACCATTCGAAATAGGATGATATTTAGACGGGGCGGTTAATGTTAAAAACCAACCGTCGTGCCCTTCTTCTTCGGATATTTCTTCCAAGCCTTTGGCACGCACGACCATTTCAGCAAAGCGATTATCTGAATTGGATACGCCTTTTTCTGACAATTCAGCCAGCGTGAAAGACTGCCCCAAATTGTTGACAGCCTCCCAGCCCTCCAAAAACGCCTTGTTATTCTCTTTCTGTTTTTCGGCTTTATTCAGCGCCCAGTTTGATAGATACGGTGATTTATAACGCTCCACTTGGCCGCACTCGCGCAACACTTGCTCAACGACAATCCACTGGCGTTTTGCTTGCCTAACCCACCACTCAGGTGTGATCATGCGTGCCGCCATGGCGGCTACTTTGTCCGTATCGTCCCAACAATCAAAATCAACACCTACGTCTTTTAAATTCGTTTCAATCCAACGGCGCATAGCGTCGCTGCCCTCCTCCATGAAGATGCGGTACAGATTCGATTCAAATTTATAGCGTCTTTCTTCCGCCCATTTATGCAGCTCCTCGCCGTCCAGCTCAGTAATAACCTTGTCACAAAAATGCAAACGCTTTACCACTTTACGCAACCACGCCATCGCTACTTCGTCGCTGTCTTCATCCGCCAACCGCGCGGCCTCTTTCGCGACAATAGGACGCATGATGGATATTTTGTTCAGCAGGGTGTGACGCTCAACAACAGAGCTAAGCCACGCATTCGCGACAATGTAACCGCCGCTCTGGTCCAACTCCTCAAGACGCGCCCGCAGAATAAGCACGTCCTCAGGGCTTACACCTTCTAGCTGTTTATTCCTCCACTCTTCACATTCATACGGCCACATAAAACCCGCTGGCGCGGGCGGTATTACGTCGTCCTCTTGCTCGTGGCTCCAATAACTAAGCATGCTCTACTTCCACCCCGTTCATACGACGAATACCTTTAACCGCCAATTCATAACCGCTATGCCCAGTAAACAGCCCCGCCACCCCGCGCAATAAATCCAGCTTTTCCGCCAACGCAATGGCCGCTTGATTACACGTCCATGATTGCGTCAAATACTGCCCAACCACGTCCGCCATCACGCCCTTTTCAGTCAATAAAAAACGGTTTAACTGACCGCGCACCGCGTAATTTGTCATCGCGCTTAACATATCCAGTTCCCACACACACAAGGGGAAACCTACTTGCGCCCCAATCTCACCAATGACGTAAGTGTCACTTTCCACACGATCCGTCTTAAACGTTGGCTGAGATTCCAACTTGTCGATAGTGAACAGCGGGGACCACACACAATAAAACGTCATGCCCGGAGCCTCGCCCCTGTCTATCTCATGACACACGAACATCTTTTGCCAATGCGCCGCGATCAGTCGCAACACGTTTAACTCCGTTCTCGTGAACGAAAATAAAATCGATTGGGGCGGTTGCAATTTGGTGGGCTGGGTTGTCATTTTTCAGTACCTCTAATGCTTTCTTTTCTTCTTTCCACGAACGCCATATTTTCTGGCGCACCTCTTGCGGCGGCATGATCCGCAGCATGGCTTTTAGCTGTTCGTATGACAGCTCAAGGGGTGTGATAATGTGCATGTGTCGTCCTCGCGATTCATGGCGTCTAATTCGTCGCCACTCACTAAGAATTCAGAATGGCCGCAATCAGGGCAAAACTGTTTTGGTTCAGAAAAACCGACCCAAAGCGAAAACCCTATCCACCCACCTAACTGGCTTTTGGTTCCCTTCCAACCACAATCGATGCAGTTATAAGGCATGGCCGCGTCTTTCTGGATGGCTTCGAATTGCTGTATTTGCGCTTCACGCGCTTGGTGATTTATTTTTGCTGACATCATAAAAACCCCACTTTGATTAACATGGTGATTTCCACCACGCTGCCGATGATGACCAACACAGCCGATGCAGCGGCCACAGCCATACGGCGGTTGTGTCTTTTCCTTGCTGTTTTTTTCGTGAAATCGAAATGCATAACTCACCCCTCGAATGGTCGGCCGTGGGCGATAACGGCTTGCTCGGTTACTTCTAATGACGTGATCGCCTCGCGGATTTCCTTCAATACCTTTGAACGTTCGCGCTCGGATAAATGGTTATCCGCTAATGCTTCTTGAACCGCGCCGAATACATCGCCAATTTCTTTACCTTGGTTGATCATGGCTTCCAGAATAGGCGGCGGCGCGTCTCTCAAAACACTAAGAACAAATTCGGCTTGCATGGCACGCAATACAACGTCGTTACCCGTTAGCACTTGGATAGCGTGCAACTCATGGACGGTTAATTTGTTGAACGTATTTTCAGGATTGACCTTGTTGGTCAGAACTTGGCGACCAATGCCCAACGCCTTTGATATTTCCGTGGTGCTCATTTCAGATTTATGAACAAGGTCGTGCATTGCTTGGTTTAAGTGGCTCACTTCATTTTCTCCCCAGTCAATGAAACGTATTTAAAATTACGCGGTTTGCTTATGCTTTGGCATATACAAAGAAGCATCGTATTTAAGAGCGCCATCAGTAAGGCGCTCTAGCTTCATGGCTTGAAGTTCTGGCACTCGATCAGGCCACGCTGAAACATATGAACGAGAAACGCCCAACTCGCGAGCGACTCGAGACTGACTACTACCGAAATATTCAATTACTGTTTGTTTAAGCATTTTGTTACCTCTAGTTTGTTCACTTTAGAGAACAGTAATCGTTCGATAAAAAAATGTCAACATATGTAAACTAGATATGTTCATTGTTTTTATTATTTAACAGGCATCAGACATGACACCAGGCGAGAGAATTCTAAGAAAACGAAAAGAGCAAAAGCTTTCTATAAGAGGCTTATGCAAACTATTAGGCGGGATATCACCTGCAACTATCTCAATGTGGGAACAAGACAGAAACAAACCAAATGGTGAAAACCTAAATAACTTAGCAAAGCTATTTAAAACAACGACCACTTGGATATTGACCGGAAAGGATTACACAGCGAACACACCGCTTACATCTAACGTCGCCGAAGCACCAGCCCAATACAACACAAAATCACTTCCCGTCCTTAGCCAAGTTCAAGCCGGAAATTGGGCAGAAGCCCTTGATTACAGGGCGCTTGGTAACGACATCGAATGGGAGGACGCACCATCAAGAGCAAGCGATAACTCTTTTTGGCTTCGTGTTGTTGGTGACAGCATGACGTCACCCATTGGACTAAGCATCCCAGAAGGCATGCTTATCTTGATTGATCCCGATATAGCACCGGAAAACGGAAAATTGATTGTTGCCAAACTAGATGGCACAGACGAAGCAACGTTTAAAAAACTGGTCATTGATGCGGGCATGAAGTTTTTAAAACCTCTCAACCCCACTTACCCAACAATTCCCATCAATGGAAACTGCCAAATTCTTGGCGTAGTAATAGAGGCAAAATTTAAACTTTAAAATCCTTTCTATATTTTTTGTTCTTATTTGTTGACAAGATTCTCTCACGCCTATAATGTTCTCTTTACCGAACAGAAAAAGACAACAGGGGACAACAAATGACAAACAAAACTATCTCAACACAACAACCACAAAACGAACTCATCAAAATTCAAGAAGTCATGGAGATCACGACTTTTTCCCGCAACACCATTTACAAGCTTATGGGCAATGGCGAGTTTCCACGCCTGTCAAAAGTAGGTCGTGGCTCTTACTGGAAACGCCGCGAAATAGAGCAATGGATTAACGACCTCACCCCCGCCACAGACGAACAAGTGCAAGAAGCCGCCGAACAAGCCGCAAAAGCCGCTCGAAAGAAAGTTCACTAAAAAAAGCAAAAAAAAAGGGCCGGTAGGAAATGCAACTTCCCAACCAGCCCGAGACAAACCAACCACCAACCTAAAGGAAATTAATTATGTCTAACGCAGATTATAACGTCATAAAGCGCACCACGTTAAGCGGTTTTGCAAATCTCTCACCAGATTTGCAAGGCCGATACCTGGCAACCTGCCCCGCGTGCGTAAAAACCGCGCTTCTTAAACTGACCAAATAGGAACCATCATGGCAACTAAGACAATCACTATTCAGACATTCACCAAAGACCAAAAAACCGGGGTGCACACTTCCAACACCACGGAAATCACAGGCCAAACGTTTACCAGTACCGTGGGCACGCTCACCCGTGAATTCATCATTCACAAGGACATCATAAAAACCCAAAAGCAATACGTCCTTAGCGACACTAAAACCGGTAACCGTGTTGGCTACCTTGAAGTCACCAACAAGAAAGCGGCCACGGTCGATCTAGCAAAACACGTACTTCAAGCACTAACAGAAAAATACGGCCCTGACCGACTCACCCAAGTTTTTCACAATGCTGATTTACAAGCGGGCCTTGAACCTCAAATTTAAACCACTAAAAAGGAAATGATTATGTCTCAACATCAAACCAATCAACCGTTAGCCAAAGGCCGCGTCGTTTACGCCGCAGATTACTATCCAACCCAAGAGCGCGACGCTCAGGGCAAACCAAAAATGAAAGCACGTTATGCGCCACTCGGCCGTGCGACTTTATGGCCAGCCGAGCAACAAGGGGAAATGCCACAGGTAAGCATTGAGCTAGACTCTTTGCCGATTGGTTCAAACGGCGCCATCAAAATGTCCGTGTTTTGGGACAACCCAAACCAGAACCAACAACCGGCACCGCAGCAACAGCAACATCAACAAGCGCCACAACCACAAAGTTACGGAAGCTGGGGCAACCCTCCACAACGCTAAATGTCAGACACAAAAAAGCCGCCAATCACGGCGGCTTTCTTTTAACAACGGGAGCAAAGAACATGAAACAGCAATTCACAACCATGAACCCAGAATTTCGCGCGGCGATTGAAGAACAACAACAGGCCTATGATGCCGCCGCAAGCAAAAGCCAAGCGGGTGAAGCCGAGTACAAAGACGCGATCTTACGCTTATTGAAGTTGGCACAAAGTGACAGCAGCGCCTCAGAAGTGGCCGCGCAAATCTTGCTGTCTACTTACAATAGCTACAACTGGCACGCGCCGCTGGCTTGGTTTTGCCACCTCGACGCCCTCAACTTTGACGCCGCCATTACCGTCATCAAAGGCCGCTGGTCACTGCACTGCGAACCACACAACGCCATCCAAAACGGTGACGCACTTTTCAAAGACCTTGTTAAACGCTGGCCGAATCTGCCAACGCAAGGTTAATGACATTTCTTTAAAATCAGGGGGGTAAATATTATGGCTACACAACACAGCGAATCGATAGCAGCACGTATAAAAGAAATGGAATTACGCCCAGAAAACGCGAACCGCGAATGGGTGTTTGGTTGGTTTACTACAGCAAAAAACAAACGCGATGCCGATTCAAAAGAAATCACTATCAAAGAAATGCAAATCGCATGGGCTTATTTTCGATCCTATTGCAAACGCAATGGCTTGGAAATTCAAGGTTATCGTCGGATCACTCTCAGCAAAAAACACGACCACCCAAAACTAGAAATAGGAATATTTGCGGCAAAAGAGTCGCTGGAAAGAATAAACGAAGCGCTTGCAGGACACTTCACAGATCATGGTTTCAAATCAGTCACCAAGAAAGCAAAAGAGCAATGCCACGTTGATCAATACATAGAAAAGTACTTTTCGAAGTCACATACGCCAGAACAGCAAGATCAATTACGAAATACAGTTGGCACACGCCCAACAGTTTTCATAAACCCACCAATACAACTTAAGCAATCACTTCTTATGATGCAGTGATTACCAAAAAAAGCACCTTCAAGGTGCTTTTTTTTCGAATTGGTAAAACCTTACGCACCGCTCCCAAGACTCCTTATCCCATCCCTCGTCATCATCATCTTCCGGCGCGTCTTTGTTTTTTTCATCAACAAAAAACACCTGATAATTTAAAACCACCTCTTCACCGTTTGCACTTATAGCGAATTCAGTTTCAAACACATCCAGAATATAAATATCAGCCCTTTTAGGCGATACATAGACCTCACCAGCACTCGGCTTTACTACATCCGTCATCATTTTTCCCTAAACGTTGTTAATCAAACACCCAAACCTACCAGAAAACCAGACCAATACTCCATCATTTCCCGACGCTCTGCCATGTATTCGCCATGGTTGTAGGCGCGGCGCTGGCCTTTTCGCTCGACGTGTGAAAGCTGTCTTTCTATTGCGTCTTCTCGATAACCCATTTCATTTAGCATAGTGGACGCGGTGCTTCTAAATCCGTGGCCGCTGAAATCCCCTTTAAAGCCTAGCCGCTCAATGACTCGATTTATTGTTGTGTTACTCATGGATCGTGACGAGTCACGCACATTGGGAAACATCAATTCATGACCGCCGGTGTATTTTCTTAGCTCGTCGATTAACTCTAATGACCTAGCTGTTAATGGCACTATTTGCTTTTCTCGCTTTTTCATAATGTGCTCAGGAAATACCACGGCATCACCCTGAATAAACGACCATTGCATGCATCTAAGCTCTTTTGTCCGCATAAAAGTATGCGCCAACAATTTCACCGCAATGATGGTGGCGGGAAAGCCGTTATAAACGGCCAAGTTTTTAAACAACGTAATAATTTGATCTTTCTCAAGCGCTGGCGCGTGCCGGACTTTTGGCCGAGTAATAACACCCGCTAAAAATACGGTAGGATCTGCCTCAACCATTAACCTGGCACCAGCATATCGAAACACCTGCCCCATAAACAAACGCGCCAATATTGCCATGGTGGGCGCGCCTCTTTTTTCCATGCTTTCTATTATCTTCAGTAGGTACGGGGCGGTAATTCGAGAGATTGGCATATCACCAATAATGGGGTAAACGTCGTTTTCCATGACCGAGCCATATTGCCATGCATAGTGATCACTCCAACCGTCTTTTTTCTTTGAATAATACTGTTCGCTCACAGCGTAAAAAGTGCTTGAATCCTCGCTCTTTTTTCGCATTTCATCGGCTTTTTTCTCTATGTTTGGATCCAAACCAAGCGAAATCTGTTCGGCGGCTTTGTCTCGCTCGCGCCGAGCGTGGTAAAGACTTACCATTGGATATTCGCCAATTGTAAAGAAACTGTCTTTTCCATTTATTTTATACCGCATCCTCCAGAACTTTTTACCAGTTGCCATGACTTGCAGATACAAGCGGTCACCATCCAACACCTTGTACGGTTTACTCTTTGGTTTTAGCGACTTTATTTTTAAATCAGTGAGCAT